GTAATACTGGACCTACCGGACCCACTGGAGATCAAGGTGTAACAGGTCCAACTGGAAGTACAGGTATTCAGGGAAATACAGGTAATACTGGACCTACCGGACCCACTGGAGATCAAGGTGTAACAGGCCCTACTGGAAGTACAGGACTTCAAGGAAATACAGGTAATACTGGACCTACCGGACCCACTGGAGATCAAGGTATTACAGGCCCTACTGGAAGTACAGGACTTCAAGGAAATACAGGTAATACTGGACCTACCGGACCCACTGGAGATCAAGGTGTAACAGGTCCAACTGGAAGTACAGGTATTCAGGGAAATACAGGTAATACTGGACCTACCGGACCCACTGGAGATCAAGGTGTAACAGGCCCTACTGGAAGTACAGGACTTCAAGGAAATACAGGTAATACTGGACCTACCGGACCCACTGGAGATCAAGGTATTACAGGTCCAACTGGAAGTACAGGTCTTCAAGGAAATACTGGTGATACAGGCCCTACTGGACCCACTGGTGCTGGTGTTACAGGACCAACTGGAAGTACAGGACTTCAGGGAAATACTGGTGATACAGGCCCTACCGGACCCACTGGAGATCAAGGTATTACAGGTCCAACTGGAAGTACAGGTCTTCAAGGAAATACTGGTGATACAGGCCCTACTGGACCCACTGGTGCTGGTGTTACAGGACCAACTGGAAGTACAGGACTTCAGGGAAATACTGGTGATACAGGCCCTACCGGACCCACTGGAGATCAAGGTGTAACAGGTCCAACTGGAAGTACAGGTATTCAGGGAAATACAGGTAATACTGGACCTACCGGACCCACTGGAGATCAAGGTGTAACAGGTCCAACTGGAAGTACAGGTATTCAGGGAAATACAGGTAATACTGGACCTACCGGACCCACTGGAGATCAAGGTGTAACAGGTCCAACTGGAAGTACAGGTAATACTGGACCTACCGGACCCACTGGAGATCAAGGTGTAACAGGTCCAACTGGAGATCAAGGTGTAACAGGTCCAACTGGAAGTACAGGTATTCAGGGAAATACAGGTAATACTGGACCTACCGGACCCACAGGAGCTCAAGGCGTAACAGGACAAACAGGAGCTCAAGGTGTAACAGGACCAACAGGAGCTCAAGGTGTAACAGGACCAACAGGAGCTCAAGGTGTAACAGGACCAACAGGAGCTCAAGGTGTAACAGGACCAACAGGAGCTCAAGGTGTAACAGGACCAACAGGAGCTCAAGGTGTAACAGGACCAACAGGAGCTCAAGGTGTAACAGGTCCAACAGGAGCTCAAGGTGTAACAGGACCAACAGGAAGTACAGGTATTCAGGGAAATACAGGTAATACTGGACCTACCGGACCCACTGGAGATCAAGGTGTAACAGGTCCAACTGGAAGTACAGGTATTCAGGGAAATACAGGTAATACTGGACCTACCGGACCCACAGGAGCTCAAGGTGTAACAGGACCAACAGGAGCTCAAGGTGTAACAGGTGCAACTGGTGTAACAGGACCAACAGGAGCTCAAGGTGTAACAGGTGCAACTGGTGTAACAGGACCAACAGGAGCTCAAGGTGTAACAGGACCAACAGGAGCTCAAGGTGTAACAGGTGCAACTGGTGTTACAGGATCAACAGGAGCTCAAGGTGTAACAGGACCAACAGGAGCTCAAGGTGTAACAGGTGCAACTGGCGTTACAGGACCTACTGGAAGAACTGGAAATACAGGTCCTACTGGACCCACTGGAGCATCTTTCAATCCTGCTGGAACTACTGGTTCTATGTTAGTAAATAATGGTACTACATATATCGATACTCAATCATCTCTAGTAAATTTACCTCCAGGTGTAATAGGAGCTTTAGAAGTTGGTGGTACTATATCCAGTAGACCATATGTCTTTCATGCCAATGCTTCACAAGCTAATCCTCAAGTAGCTTTTTTCGAAACTGATTCAGGTAGTTTTAGTGGTGGATTTGGAGTTATTCAAGTTTCAGCTGTACCCGTAAGTCCTATAAATAATACTCATACTTCAAATTACACTGTATTAAAATTAACATCTAATACTACAAGATATCTTGATATAAATTCACCTACTACAAATCCATTGGGTAATTTCTTAATAACAGGACAAAATAATAATATTGGTGGAGGGGGTTATGTTTTTGCATTAACAACTTATGGAGAAATACAAGCGACACCAAGAATAGTACAAACATTAATTCCTCCAGCAGGTTCAACATATTCTTTACCATTAGGGACATTTTGGGATACTATAAATTGTTTATGTGCTAGTGCAGGAATACCAATGGTATACTCATTTAATAGTGGGGGTCAAACTACTATTCTTAATAATGCATATTTAGGATATGCTGTTACACCTGGAGTTGATATAAATCAATTTTCTATAATGATACCATATGCAGGTGTAGTTTCTAATTTATCTGTAACACTTACTGCTGCTCCTGGAGTAGGAAATACAAGAACGCTCAAAATACTTGCCGCTAATGCACCAGCATTGCCATCTGCTTCTATAAATACAAGTTTAGTAGTTACTATTTCTGGAACATCTACTACTGGAACATTTAATACTGCAAGATTTCAATTAACTGCTGGAAGTTTTATTTCGTTACAACATTCATTTACAGGAACTCCTGCTGCGTCAAATATTTTTGCTAGTGTTGTAGTATATTAGATACATTAAAATTAAAGTAATAATTAAGTTAATTATTATTTATTAGTTTAGAAGATATATAATGTGGCATAAATATTTGCAGCAGTATTAGTACCAGTAAAATTATATCTGCAAGAAAGAAGAGAATTTGCAGCTACTGAAACAGGAGCAGTAGTAGTATTTTGTTGAAGGACTGAAAGTCCTCCACCACTTCCTGTTAGTGTTACTGACATAATTGCAACACCACTTGATCTAGTAAGATTATCTGAGAAAATAGTTAATTGTTTAGTATTTCCAGCACCAGGATCAACATCTGAACCAATCGTTAAATTACAAATACTACAAGCGTACGGAATTAGAATTTCCATTTGGAATCTGCTAGCATTTGGAGTTATACCATAACCAAGATATTGATTATTTCCAGGTGTTGATGCACCAGAATTCCATACCATTGTTTTAGCAATACCGTTAGATTTTGAAAGCATAAAAAGATTATCCCAATAAGTACTTCTAGGAGCATTTACAACACCACCTGAAGTTACCTGTTGAGGAGCGATAGCAGGTTGTGCTAAAATTTCACCATAAGTAGTTACAGCAAAAACATAACCACCAGCACCAACGTTATTATTTTGACCTGTTATTAAGAAATTACCTACTGGATTATTTATAGTAGACCCAGTATCAAAATAATGTAAAGTTTTAGATGTTAATTTTAGTATAGTATAATTTGAAGTATGAGTATTATTAATAGGACTTACAGGCACAGCTGAAACTTGAATAACTCCAAATCCACCACTAAAATTACCTGAATCTGTTTCAAAGAATGCTACTTGAGGATTAGCTTGAGTTGCATTAGCATGGAAGACGTATGGTCTGCTAGATATAGTACCACCAACTTCTAAAGCTCCTATTACACCAGGAGGTAAATTTACTAGAGATGTTTGAGTATCAATATATGTAGTACCATTATTTACTAACATAGAACCAGTAGTTCCAGCAGGATTGAAAGATGCTCCAGTGGGTCCAGTGGGACCGGTATTTCCAGTATTTCCGGTATTTCCGGTATTTCCAGTTCTTCCAGTAGGTCCTGTAATACCAGTAGGTCCTGTAACGCCAGTTGCACCTGTTACTCCTTGAGCTCCAGTGGGTCCTGTAACGCCAGTTGCACCTGTCACACCTTGAGCTCCAGTGGGTCCTGTTACACCTTGAGCTCCAGTAGGTCCTGTAACGCCAGTTGCACCTGTCACACCTTGAGCTCCAGTAGGCCCAGTTACACCTTGAGCTCCAGTGGGTCCTGTAACGCCAGTTGCACCTGTCACACCTTGAGCTCCAGTAGGTCCGGTTACACTTGCTCCAGTAGGTCCCGTAGGTCCTGTAGAGCCAGTAGATCCAGTTACTCCAGTATCTCCTGTAGGGCCAGTAGGTCCCGAAGAAGGTCCAGTAGGGCCTACAGGTCCAGTAGGTCCAGTAGGCCCTCCAGCAGGTCCAGTAACTCCTTGTGGTCCAGTCGGGCCTGTAGGACCGGTTACTCCTAAATCGCCAGTTGGTCCAGTAACTCCAGTATTACCTTGAATACCTGTAGGACCGGTTACTCCTACACCAGTAGCTCCTGTAAAGCCAGTTGCACCTGTTACTCCTTGAGCTCCAGTAGGCCCCGTAACACCAGTATTTCCAGTTGCTCCAGTAACACCAGTATCGCCTGTTACTCCTTGAGCTCCAGTAGGTCCTGTAACGCCAGTATTTCCAGTATTTCCGGTTGCTCCTGTAACACCAGTTGCTCCAGTAAAGCCAGTTGCTCCTGTTACTCCTTGAGCTCCAGTAGGTCCTGTAACGCCAGTATCACCAGTATTTCCAGTTGCTCCTGTAACACCAGTTGCTCCTGTTACTCCTTGAGCTCCAGTATTTCCAGTTGCTCCAGTAACGCCAGTATTTCCAGTTACTCCTGTAACGCCAGTATTTCCTGTTACTCCTTGAGCTCCAGTAGGTCCAGTTGCTCCAGTAACGCCAGTATTTCCAGTTGCTCCAGTAACGCCAGTATTTCCAGTTGCTCCAGTAACGCCAGTATTTCCAGTTGCTCCAGTAACGCCAGTATTTCCAGTTGCTCCAGTAACGCCAGTATTTCCGGTTGCTCCAGTAACACCAGTATTTCCGGTTGCTCCTGTTACACCAGTATTTCCGGTAGGTCCAGTAACACCGGTATCTCCAGTAGGTCCAGTTACACCTGCTCCAGTAGGTCCAGTTACACCAGTACTTCCAGTTGCTCCTGTAACACCAGTATTTCCAGTAGGTCCTGTAACACCTGCTCCAGTAGGTCCTGTAGCACCAGTACTTCCAGTTGCTCCTGTAACACCAGTATCTCCAGTAGGTCCTGTAACTCCTGCTCCAGTAGGTCCTGTAGCACCAGTACTTCCAGTTGCTCCTGTAACACCAGTATTTCCAGTAGGTCCTGTAACACCTGCTCCAGTAGGTCCTGTGAGACCTTGAGAACCAGTAGCTCCAGTAGGTCCTGTTACACCAGTACCGCCAGATCCTGTTCCATCAAGATCAATAGTATGAAGACCTCCTGTAAGATCTTTCCACATTAGAGTACCGTAAGTGTATCCATCAGCTCCATTACTCATATAAATACTTCTACGTGGAACTCTATCACTACCAGTTATGACACCAGATGCTCCTCTACGTCTAAAATTAAACCATAAAGGATCAACACCTCCGGTTACTTTTAAATCACCGTCTACAGTAAAATCCCCGCAAACTTTTAAGTTTCCGCATTTACTAACACTAAAGATTAGATCATTATTTACTTTAACTACAGAATTTTTATTAACTTTAGAATACTTAGGGAATGGTGTTGATTTGCATTTATCACATTTTCCACATTTACAGTGTGTCATTTTTGTTAAAAATAAATTTTGAAAAAACTTATTTTATTAAAATAATGAAAAATAAGAATATATATGTTCTTTTATGTATTAAATTAGTTCATTGTCCTTCATGTATTTTATTAGAAAATATCAAAAAAGATGTACAAGAAATGATTAATAATAGGAATGAAAAAATTATTTTACTAGATTACATACTTTCAAGTCAAATAAATAAACATATATTTATTACGAATCTAGTTGAAAAGGTTCCATGTCTTATTTTATGTTCTTTAACTGATTTTGAAAATGTCCTTGAAGAGAATATAGATTTTGAAAAAACTATAGCTGTACTTTCTGGAGGAGCTAAAGAACAAAAAGGAAGATTTATAGACACTGATTTTATGAAAATAAGAAAACCTGAATTAATAAGTAATTGGATTGATGATAATATTAGTAAAGTTGGAAATAAAATTAATTAATAATTTATTTAAAGAAGTTATAAATGATGATTTTATTTTATTAAATATCAACCGAACAAAATGTCAAAATCTAATTTAATTTTTGTATTAATAACATCACAAAATTGTGGACATTGTAAGCAATTCCTTGAACAATGGTCTTCTATTGAAAAAGGAATTAGACAATCATTTCAAGGAATTAAAATTGTACATTTACATATAGAAAATTCTAAAGAAATTGTAAAAATTAATGATACTGGAAAAGAAATTCCTTTGGGAACTAATAATAATGTTATGATTAAGGGTGTACCTGAAATGTATGTTATTAAAAAGGATTTATGGGATCAATATCTTTCTAATAAACAACATTTAGTACAAGGAATTCTTAGATTTAATTATAAAACTATGTTTAATCACAATGGAATTCAAGTAGATGTTCCTTCTGGAAGAAACAGAACTTTACAAACGATTACAGATTTTATTTCTGAAGCAAACATTTTACTCGATAATTATCAGTTTACTCCAGTAATTCAAAATACAAATAACATTACACAAAATATTGCAAATAGTCAACAAAGAATCATTAATTCTAAAAATATAAATGAAAAAAATGGTATTGATAAAAATAATGTCTGTACTAAAATGAAGATTACTAAGAGAACTTATGGATATTAATTTCATAAAATTAAAATTGATAAAATATTTATTATTTTTTAATAAATATTAAAAGATTCGGTAATAAATAATTATGAATAAGAATAAAAATAATAGATTTTCCGCAAATAATAAAAATTCTAAATTTAATTCGATAATGATGAATTATGATGAATCAAAAATTTTAAAAGATGCAGGGATCGAAGAAAATAATAATTTTCCTTCAAAAAATCCTTCAACTATTTTTAGAAAAAAAGTAGAAGAACCTAAAATTAAAAAAAATGAGAAACAGATATCACCAGAAGATCAGAAATGTAAAGATAACAAAGAATATCAACTTTATGATTACCTTTTAAAAAAAGTTGAAGAACAAAATAATCTTCAAATTATTGATCCACAGTTAATTCTTTTAACATTTTCATCTTTAATTAAAGATTTACCTTATGAAGAAGCTTTAAAACATTATATTGAAATTTTTGGTCTTATCAGAGAACATCATATAAGAAGTTCTAATAATACTACGCCTTTAAATAATATGCCTTATAGAGGTGAATATACATCGAATAATATTACATTTTTAATCCAAAATATTCCTATTACACTTATGAGAATTTTAAATGCTTACATAGATTTATTTTCAGAAAATTAAAAAATTTGTGTTAATTCTTTATAATTTGTAAAATACTGTATTTCAGTATTTTGTTGTAACCATTGTAATGAACCTCTTTGATCTACTAAAATAAAATCAAAAGGGAATGTGTCTAAACTTCTTTCTGAAAGATCATTTACATTTGGGATATCTATGAAATCCCTAAAAAGTTTTATTGTGAAAATTTCTAAACTAGAATTTTCGTTAAAAGTTTTATATTCATAAGGAAATCTAAAATCTGTAATCATAAAATTATTAATATTATATTTTTTTTGATATTTTATTAAATCTTGAAGAACGATGTTACACCAATAATTTTCATTTATTTTTTTCTTTTCATCAGCTTTTAATTTGATTATATCACGGACCTTAAAATTTAAAAGATCTTGTGAATTTAATTTACTAATCGTTTCTTCTGGAAGGTCATCAATTAAAATATGAGAATCTTTATTAAAATCTGTAATTTTAAGACCTTCAAATTCTTTTTCTATATTTTTTTTCAATTGATCTGAAAATGAAAGTCTGTGAAAATTTACAGAATTAAGTTTATTAATAAACGTATTATTTTTTTCAAAAGAATTATTTTTATTAGAATATACAAACCAGCTGTATCTATCTATTTTTTTATTTGATTTTATCCCATATTGATTATAAAAAGAATCTTTACCAGTTCTTTTAAATGCTGACAACATAAATATAGAACCATCCATCCAATTTTTGAAAAATTTAGTCATATTATTTATTAAATTTTAATAAATAAAAAATTATATTAACTGAAATTTTGATTGATTTTTTGTTGTGGATTTACTTCTAATATCAGAAATGGTATTTGTAAAACCTGAATATTCTATAAGATGATTAAATGTATATTGTGGTTTTCTATTATGATTTAGATAAATATAATATAACAACACCCCAAAAATAATTATTAAAATTAAAATTAAAAGAATAACTAATACAAGTATAGACACTTGAATAGAATTCATTGAATCACTAGAAGAAAATTCACTTTCTGCTTCATTTTCTGGGATATTCCTAGAAATATAATCTATATAATTATTTATTTTAAAATCTTTCTTGAAAAAAGATAAATTTAATTGTGGGTTATAATTCATGAATTTTATGAAAAAAGAATTTGAAATTTCTGATTTTTTATAAAAATTATCTATATAACAAAAAAGTTTATTGTCTTTATCAATTTTTATATTTTCAGAAACCCAACATTTAGAATATTCCGTATTATTTTTCTTAATATTTTCCTGTAAAACGGAAATAAGGTCCATTACTTTACCAGCAACAAAAGAAGAATCTTTAATATTTAAAGTTTTGGATGAAAGTAATGATTTCTTATTTAAACAACCCATTACTATCGGACTTTCAAAAGTAAGAAATTTTTTAATAAAAGTTTCTGGTGATTGGTTACATAAAACTCCAAAACAATCTGTAAGAACAATATAATCGTCACTTTTTAAAGATTTTAAATAATTGTAAACTATAATAGTTCTTGTAGAAGTTTTGGAAAGTTTATATTCTAAATGATTTTCTAAAGATTTTCCTAACCATGTATATTTCCATTGGTGTTTATTCAATGATTTTATATAATCTCTTACAAAAGGACGATCTACTGTTGAAAAAAAACAAATATTAACAGACATTTTAGTTACAATACAAATTTTCAAAATCTCTCTTTATAAATTCCATAATTAATAATTCTTTCGCTGTTCTATAATCGTTTCTTTTATCGGTAGCATTTAAAGAAAGAATTGGTATTATTTTTTCTGAATTTTTGAAAGTTATTTCTAACTGAATTAGACCTCCTGCTTGTGTTTCATTGGTTCTTTTAAAATATAATTCTTGAATATTCATATTTTTCATTTTTTCTTCTACAAGATCATAGAAATCTCCAGAAATATTTTTAAGATACATCATTTCCTTAAATTTTTTCACGTGATCGAAAAATAATCCAGCTTCTTTAAAATTTTTATCAGCGATTTCATAAGCTTTCTTTTCAGCTATTATTTTATCAAAATTTTTGTAAGATCCTAAGATATTAGATTTTAAATTAAATCCAAATGATCTGATTTTTGTTAACAAATCTTTAGAAATGGAAATTGTAAAAACAGAATTAATAAATGTTTCTTCCCAAACTTTTATAGTTCCTGGAATTTTTAACATAGAAAGAATTTGTTGAACGGAAGTTTTATGAGCTTTTAAAGATTCATTTGGATTGATACTTCTTAATGAAGGTCCATAAAGAGAAACAAATAGTTTTAAACAGTTAGAAAAAGAATAAGATTCTTTTCCGATAAGTTCTAAAGCTGAGAAAAAAGATCTGAAACAATGTTCTAAAGCGTCGTCGAAATTTATATTTTTTTCACCGACTAATAAAAAATTATGTAAGTTTAACATTTTAGCATAATTTACTTGATTTTCTTTTGAATTATATAATCTATTAATCTCTGTAAGATCACCTACAGAAAATTTAGGATATTGTTCATATAAAAAAATTCCTATCAAAGTTTTAATTATAGATTCTCCGTAATGACTCATTTCAGAATTATTTTTTTCGGAATTATAAGAATAATCAATAAAAGCAAGTTTCCAAATCTTCATTTGATCCGCTCCAAGATAACTTATAGTGATATCCCTTCCAAAAATCGGTAAAAGAATATTGAAAAGATTTAATTGTAAATTTTTAATATAACTCATTTTATTAGCGTGCTAATTGTATTGCTTTTTATTTATTTTAAATAAAACTTTAATTAACCGAATGTATTTTCAGAAGTGTATACGACATATAAAAAACCATCTTTATCAGCATATTTTTCATAGAGTTCACCAAAAGTTATCATACCATGAATCGTTTGACCATTAATAAATAAATAAATTCCTTTTGAAGAATATGTTTTAAGAGAAGTTTCATCCATTACTGATCTAATTTCAGTGTAGAGTTTAGAAAAATAAGTGTCTGGTTCTATTATAAAATTTCTTTTTAAAAGATTTATACCCTCACTATTCGGTCTGGGAATTAAAATTACTGGGATTTTATTAGGAAATTTTTGTTTTATTCTAATACAAGCATTTTTACGATATTCAAAACTTAAGAGATGTATAGGAATAGTATTTAACGGTTTATTCATTTTTTTGTAAAATTCAAAAACTTATAATACTAAATCTGTTTTAGTTGTTGTAAATTTATTTTTTAATCATTTTTTCTCATGCATAAGAAGAATGAGTTTTTTAAGATATAGAACTTGAATATCAATTTCACTCTTTTTATTTTCAAGATCTTTGAGTTTAACACTTGTTTGTTTTATTAAAAGATCATATGAGGAATTATCAGAAAATTCAAAATCAAAAATCATTTGTTGATCTTCTTCAAGTTTAAGAATGGAAATATAATAATTTGTAAGATTATCAATTTTATACTGTAAATCTCTGGAAATATATATGAGTTCGGTAAATTTATTAATATACTCATTGTTATAATCAAGGTAATTTAATAAAAAATTATCAAAATAATTTTCAATATCACGCTTCTCAATATTGTCAGCAATTTTAATTTCCATATTACACTATTATAGAATAAATAAAGTTTTTTAAATCATTTTGTAATTATCATAATTACAAATTACGCCGTAATAATTGCACCTGAACTTACTTCCATTTGATCTTCTCTTTTATTGTAATTGTTGACAAATGACCTTTGAGATGTATTTAAAGGTTTTTTAAGTTTAAACCCTTTCCAAATACCATCTTTTCCATTTACAATAGTTTCAAAATTTCTAAGCTTTTCTAGTTTGGGATTCATAGAGGAAATAAAATTTGTAATATCTGGAATATATCTTCCATGAAAATTTGAATACCAATCTTTAAAATTTTTCTGGTAAAGTTCTCCAATATTTATAAAATCAGTAGGAGCCCCAATATCAATAAATTCACTTATAAATTTCCAGTATTTATCAATTTTAGTAACATATTCATTAGTAACATCAATTACTACTTGAGGAGGGTCATCAATTCCATAACTTGCATATCGTGAATAATATTGAACAAAAACATATAACATAGCTGGAGGTAATTTAGATGCAATTATAGAAAAGTCCTGCATACGTTCATAATGTCTTTCTTTCTTTTTTGATATTTCATCGGTAGGAGCGTATTTATCCCATTTAGTATAGAATGGAATTATACATAATCGTTCAATAGTAGGTTCGTCAGGATCTTCAATAATAGGAATTGCATTTGTAGAAACTATGATTTTACTCGTTTGTTTCACGTCCTCACCTTCTTTGAAAAGTGTTCTTTTAAATCGCGAATCACCACCAGTTTCTTTTTTAATTTTATCTTTCAAGAAAACTGTTCCTTCTCTTACTTCATCAATAATATTTAAAAGTGTATTCTTTGTTCGATATTCCTCTGGTGAAGCACCTCCAGTATTCCCTTTTTCAGTGAAAATATTTTGAGGAACTTTACATAAATAATTACCAAATGTTTGTTCAAAAAGTTTTATAAGTTCTGATTTAGAATTGTTACCTCTAGGACCATAGAAGAAAAAAAGTTTTTTATCTTTAGATCCCATTTCCAGAAAACTACTACAAAGTACTAGAAAATAATCAAGAAGGTCAGTATTTTTAATTTCTACTAATTTTTTAGTTCCATCTTTCCTAATATGTTCTTCAAAAGTATAATCTACAAAACATTTTTCCATCCAATCCATAAAAAGTTTTACATGTGGACTATCGAAAGTTAAATTAGGATCATATTCAACTGTACTTGATTTATCAGCTTTAACATAATCTTGTGGTTCTCCAGATCTAAAAATAGCTTTGGATTTTAAAATCTGAATAATACCATTTCTTACAGAAAAAATTTTGTTGGCATGATCAAAATTTTTCAAAAAATCTTTTTCTTTGTAAAATTTTTCTAATTGTCTGGTAATTATATCTTGATTATTATTCAAAATTTTCTTTAATCCTTCAAAATTATGTTCAAACTGTTCAATATTAATACCATGATTTTTTAAAATTTCGTCTTTCTGTTCATTAATTGTATCATCATTCTTTTCAATTTCATGTTTATATTTTTCGTATTTGATAAATTCGCTAATGATTCTTATAAATTGTGAAGAGATCATTTTTTGTACATCATGACTTTGAGATGAACCTTTATCCCAGATATGAGAATTGTTCATTAATGAAAACCATTCTTTTTCGTAAAATACAAATTCTGAAGGAAAAATGCTGTAAAATGCTAACGCTATAAGATTATTTTGTGTAGGATTACATAACATGTTTACCATGTGGTAATTGTAAAATGATTTATGCCATATAGAATATTTTGAAGGGTTATCTATTTTAGCGTAAAATATAAGACTTCTAAAATCTCTAGTAACCATATCTTGTGACATATCTCTATAAATTTCTCTTAAACTTTTCTTACTTACTTCTTTAATCGTAACACTCAATAAAAAATTTAAAACATAACCTTCTTCGTCGATTTTTTTCCGTAATTTTATAATTTCATTATTCTCATTATTTAACTTATAAATATTTGTACTTTTCTTCATATACACCATCTTTTCAGCGTTAGAATTGATTTTGCTAATTTCTAAATCTGTAAATTGATATTGTGAACTATCAAATATTTTATTTTCTTTACTAGATTTTGATATATGATCTTGAATTATTTCTTCTTTGTATTTTTGTCTGTAAATATTACGATCATGATCTTCAATCTTCTTAAGTTCTTCTTTAATTTTTAAATCTAGTAATGTCTGATATTTTTTTATTTCTTTTTGTTTTGAAAAGTGATAGTTATCAAAATCTTTACTATTATTAAAATTTAAACATTTAAGAATTAATGAAAACCAATATTCAAAACCTCTATCTATATCTCTATCTTCGATAGGTGCTTCATTATTATTATTAGAATATGCATCATGAATGATTTTACATATTTTATAAAAATAAATTTCATTACAAATACGTTTATGATCTATAATTTTTATAAGATTTCTTACGGTAGCTGCTTTATTTATTTCTGAAGTATAATCCTGAACTACTTTTCCGTTAATAGTTGTATTGTACATAATCCAATTATATTCAAATGTTATATTTTCTTCATTTTCATTTAAATTGTTTTCTTCAACATTTTTTTCAAAAACAAACTTATTTTTGGAACAGTATTTTAACGAAAGAAAATAAGGAAAATAATTTTCAATATTTTTATTAACATCGCTTATCTTGTCTTTTTCTAAGGAATCTACACTAGATTTTTCGCTTAAAAAATTAATATCAGTTTCCTTAATAAGTTTATCATAAAGTTCTTTTTTATTAATTGCTGATTCAGGTTTTACACTGAACAATCCATGATACTCACTTCTAAAATATTCAGCAGTGTCAACTTTAACAAAATCACAATCATTAACAGTAAAACATCCATTAAATAATAAATTATTGTTATTATTTATATTGTAAATTGGAAAAGATTTATTATTTCCGACAAAGATAAGTTTATCAAAAATACAATCTTTATAAACAATATTTTTATTTCCGGTATCTATCACAAACTTATTATTAAATATATTACCAATAGTCTCAAACAATTCATTTTTAGGATTGTTTAACGAATCAAATCTAAGATAGTAATATCTTAGCTGAATATTATATTCTGCAAAACCATAATTTCCTTGTTTTAATTCATATTTAAAAGATGTGAAAACTGAAGGAATAAATAACATTTCATTTTCAATACATTCAGTAGAAATAGATCTAATATCAAACATTTTAAAAATTTTGTTCATGAGATCAATTATATTATAAATTGTCACTGTTAATATATTTCCCGTTAAACTATCAAATTCCTCAGAATTAATTTTTAATTTAGGAGAAAGTGTAAATCTTATTTTTAAATCAACTATCAATGGATAATATCCGATATTGTTAATAGAAACAATTTCGTAAAGATTTACATCATCGTTTTTTTCACAGGCCATCTTTGACGCCAAATATAAAATTATCTTGTAATAAGCTTCATCTAAATGATAATCATTTTTATTTTTTTCAGATTCAATAATAAAATTAGATTCAAAATTTTTTCTCTTAACAATATTATTAAATAAATTTTTAATAGTTATACTGTAAGTCATTGGTTTATTAATAAGTAATTAAACTTTTTTATTCAATCATTTTTAATTCGTTTGAATAAAAAAATGATGGATTTTAACTCATAAATTGATCGAAAAACTCTATTTTTAATAAATTTAAAGAAAAGATGTCGATTAACAAATTTGTAAATGAAGAAAAACTGACAAAAAATCAGTTAATTAACATCGAAAATGAAATTTATAAAAATTACGAGAGAATTTTTCAAAAAATTCGTTCCGGTGACCTTTCTCTTTTAAAGAAAAAATTTATTACACCCCATATTATTTTTAATAAAATGATTAGCATCTCCAAATTATTGTATTCTAATACATCTTACAAAGTTACAGAATCAATGGTAGAAAATATTGAAAAAACTTTTGATATTCAACTTAGAAAATCAGAAGATCTTCCTACTATAGAAAATATTAAAAAAAATATTAAAATTAATCTCTATGAAATTTCCAATAATTGTAATTCTTCAATTTTAAGACATATCTCTGAAGAAAGAGATCAAAAATGTTTTAGATATCCTAAACCAAGAGAATACGATACTAGTAATAAAAAATTTATGTATAACAATAAATTTATCTTAATTATTTCAAAATGTAATGAAGAATACGATGATATTATCGATTATTATTTTGAAAATTTAAAACTTAATTCCTATCCTACAAGAGATAATCCTAAAAAATTTACCGAACTTATTAATTCAGACGAAAACCTTTCAAAATTTCTTCTGGAGCAGTGTAAAATAACAGAATATAAAAAATCAGGAATTTTTTTCAAAACCATTTTCAAAAAAGGAAAACGTCTGAAAAACGAATATTTGTCTTTACCAGATAATTATGAATTAGAAGATGAAGGTGAATTTATAAAAATTCTTAGAAATAAATATTATTGGAAATATGGTGAAAATCAATCTTTTAGATTTTCATGGATATGTGGTATCTTTGATATTGTTCTTAATTCAAATGTTCTAGGTAAAAAATGGCTTGATGTGAGTTCTGGATGGGGTATCAATTATATTACTGCTCTGGCTTTTGGAATAAAATATACAGGTTTCGAATTTTTTGAAGACCTTTACAATTCTTATCAAAATATCCAACTCAAAAATATAAATAATTCTGATTACAAAATTTTTAATACTTCAAAAATTCCTTTCGAAACTATTAATCTAGAAAACGATTATGATTTTATTTTTAGTCATCCATTATATTTTCACCCACTAGAATACGAAGAAGAATATATCTATTCCAAAAATTCAAAATTAAATTATAACAATGTTTTTGATTTTAGTAAAAATTATATGCTTCCACTTTTGAAAAAATCATGGAATTCTCTTAAAAGTGGAGGTAAAATGATTATATCTATCGAAGATATCAGAGCTTATCCAATTTCAGGTTTGTATCTCAATACTTTTAAAACTTTCAATAATATTCAATTTAATGGTTCCGTAATGGTTACCGGAAGATCAAAACTTATTCATAGACCTATATGGATTTTTACAAAAATTTAATTCAAAAAATAATTATAAGTATAACACACAAAAATAATTATAAGTATAACACACAAAAATAATTATAAGTATAACACACAAAAATAATTATAAGTATAACACACAAAAATAATTATAAGTATAACACACAAAAAATAATTATAATAATTATTTTTTATTTTTTTGGAATATTAAATATTTTATCAAAATGTTTATCTTCATATTTTATAATATAAATCATTACAACTAATATAACAATGAAAAAAATGATAAAAATTAATACAGAAAAAGCAATATATGAACTATTTGATGAATTAGAAGTTATAGAATTTCCGATAAAGTTACTACATGATTTTCCTGAATCATTTCCTTCAAAACAATTTGAATTTTCATTACAATATGAATTTATTTGATTACCTATTCCTAATTTTGTAAAAAGTTCTGGAATATTATCAGAATTAATAATACATTGACAGTTACTCGGAGAACCATCTTTTGTTGAATTACATGAACCACATACAGAATTAAAATTAATAGATCCTGAAATAGTCGATGAAATAGCATTTACAGAAACGTCGTCAAAAATACATACAGGTTTATCACATTTTAAAAGTTTCCCGGAAGAGTCAGCTCTTTGAGAAACATTAGATCTATTACATAATGATGAACATATAATACTTTCATCTATTTTTTCATTATCATTTTTTGGTTGTATAAAATAACATCCACACATACTAAGAAGATTATCAGTTATATTTTCATCTCCATTTTTTATAGAACACCATGATTCCTGAAATTTACTACAAAGTCCGGGAACACTATTTGAAAGGCATGTATCAACTAAAAGATCCTCATACCATGAAATACCAGATCCTAAAAATGTTTTATTAGGTGTTTGAGAGATGTATTGTGTTAGAATGTTGTACATATCATTTATTGCTTTGTCAGCAGTACCTTCATCATACTCGTATAAAGTTCCAAAAGGACACACATAATAATTTTCTTGAATATTTGAAAGACCTGGACAGTTCATCATTAATTGAAAATTTAAAGGACAGTTATTAACAGACCATATCTGTTTAGTTTCTTCTACAGAAGAACCTATACATGAAATTATATTAGTCATTTTACATCGCTGATGTAAAATTATGTAATAGTGTTAATTTAATTATCATCCTTCGATTTATGTTTAATGACTTTATCAATAGAAATTTTGATCTGACCAGAATTATCTTTTTCATAAGAAATTTTTCTAAGAATTAAACCTCTACATATCAGTCTAAATTTTGGTCTATCTCTTTCTTTTTCAGAAGAATAATTTTCAGCATTGATTAATTGATCTATACTGAGTTTGTGATCATCGATATTAGGGTCTGTATCTTCTAAATAACATAATAATCTATCATCCTTAAAAGTCACACCATAATCAATTCCTTCTCTTGGAATAAACCAACAGAAAGAACTTCCGAAATATCCATTTTCAAAAGGAACTGTAGGAAAATGTCTCATAGGATCTATGGAATTAAAATGAATAGATGAATAATTATTAAATTTTGCTTGAGAATTCAGAGATAAAGAATGTTTGCTGATAGGATCATGACCTTTTTCTATAGAAAAAGTATTTGTAGTATAATTTGAATGATTATTGTACTTTTTAGCGTCTAGATTTTCAGCCATCCAGAAAAGTGCAAGACAAGGATTAATATTTTTTAAGGTTGTAGGTTCAGCGGTTTCACCATAAGAATAACTTTTACTAGAATCGAACGTGATCATATCTGTAATATAAAGCTCGTTAATCTGATCTTTTGAATTATCACAACCATCATTTGCATAAAATGAATATGCATTTTGAGCATAATTTACATAACATCCATAAAGTTCTGGTTGAGCTATCTCTCCTTTAACAGTAATTATCGATTTTAAATCTACAGTATTTACGGAAAAATCTACCCATTCAGTATAACTATTAGAATCTGGTTTGCGTTTTCTACATTGAATTCTTAGTAATTTAGAAACGTCTAAATTAAATTTAAATGTATGTCGAGCTCTTGAAAGAGAACCTTTCTTATAAATTGGATAAGAACAGCCTGTATCATTAGAATAAAAAAATGGTTGAGGACAAGCTAATTCTACCGAAACTAGTTTTGTAGAAAAATTTTCTAGTAAAGGTATATTACCAATACATTTAGAATATTTTATTCTTTTTGAATGAATATCACCTTGATAATTTTTAAGGAATTGAAGATGGATGTCATACCAGTAATTATCAAAATTATTAAAAACTAGACCATCTTCTTCAAATCTTGCTTCTTCAATAATATTATGCATAAGGTTATGACAAAAAGCAATTCTTACAAAATCTTGACATTCAGGTTTAACTTCAATCGTAGGTGTTCTCATAATTAAATAAGAATCTGCCAGTAAATGAAGTGTACAATCTAGAGAAAATGACTTATAACTACCTTGATCGACGGAAGTCATTTTAATTTTTGACATAGAATAACACAATATTTTAGTAAAAGAAGAATTAAAAGGATCATTAATTCCGTCTTCATCCTTTGATCTATTTAAATCTAGTGTATGTATTTCCTTTTGAAAATCTGTCAACTTAGTTAGTTCATGTTCACATATTTGTAAGGGCATAATATTCGCCATTTGATTTACAAAAAATACACATTTAAGTACCTAAAGATAATAATCAACGTTGTAAAAATCAAATGGAAACACAAGTACAATCTGAAGTTGGAAATACTAAGAGAGGTCAAAAATTAGAATCTAGAAGAGAACATAAAAAAGATGTAGCTGCCGTAAGTATGGCTTTAGATACATTATATAATCTTCAAGCTTTATTTTATATGAATAATAAAGCTTCTGGTAGAGATACCGTTTTCGATAATATTGTTATCGAATTAAAGCCTGATTCTAATTCCGAAGAAACAGTTAAAAAGACTATTTCTTTCAGTTATTCCGATTTTAAGAGACATCAAAAATATTACCTCGAAGAAAATAAGAAACTTCATATTACTCAACCAAAACAAAAGAAGCAACCTTCTGTAAAGAAACCTGTAACTCGTCTTGCAGGAATTCATTCACCGATTTTTGTAGGTGATGCAATTCAATATTGGATTGCTAATGGTGATTTTGGATATTTTGATCCTAGTGATCCTTCTAAGGGTCTCTTGAAAGATAAACTTCCATTAATTGTTAAGGAAGGTCTCTGTACGAGAAATTTTCTTACAAATCTTTTCACTTGTTATGCTAATCATAATAAACTTCAAATTCCTGATGATAAATCATTTTATTTAGTAGATAATGTTTTCATGAAAGCTTTTGGTGGAAATATTGAATCCTCCCTATGTCCTATGCAAGATACTGAAAATCCTAACGAAATTAAGAAATATCCTGTAGAATGTTTAAAACTTACTAATAATAGAATTTTTGAGGAAAATCCTGAATGTTTCCAAAACGTCTTTTCTGCACTTGCTTATAACATTCAATTAAAGAATGGTCATGAATTTAACGAAACAAAATTCAATTTAGGAGAATTCCAAGCTATTATCAGTAATAGTTATATGTCATATAACAATCTCCGATTATGTGAAGAATATGCTTCTCAGGTAGGTGTAATGTCAAGATATCATGATCAGTATGAAAAGATTAGAACTGTTGTTGATAAGCAAAACGTTGATGATGTTCTTCTCAAAAGATTTATTAATGAACATAATATTCTTGAAGAATGTAAGGCTAACTGGAATCTTAAGAAAGAAAGAGAAAAGCCTGTTCAAAACACTGCTCAATCAACACAACAAAATACCGTTGTAAATAATGTTCCAATGCAAGCTCCTGTACAACAAGCTTCCATGCAAGTACCAGTTTCTACTGCAGTTCCCGTAGTACAAGAACCTATTAAGAAAAGTGCTTCACGTGTTCCACGACGATAAATATTAAAAATTATTAATAAAATTTATTAATAATATTAGTTATTGATAACAATATTTTTTTTATAACGTTCTATAATAACATAAATTATTCCTATAACTACTAAAATTAAAATTGTAATTATAAGACATAGTACAAAACAGCCTATATAATTAAAAATAGTAGTAGTATTATCAGAATCGTTAACAAGAAGCCATTGAGGTTTTATTGTAAAAAAAATAAGGTATAAAATCAAGAGAATTAGTAAAATACTGAAAATTATAGTCATAATCATTTGATGATTTTGATCGCAAGTAGTTTGTATCAACATTTTCTTGTAAGGAAATAATTATTCGTAATCTCTTATAGTCTTTAATTTACCAAATCTTGGTTTGCCTGTAGCTGTAATTTCTTGGTATTCAATTGTAGCTTGTTTTCCAATAACCATATCAGGATGGTCAAACCATAACCTTCTCTGTTCATGTGGAACTTCAAGAGTTATATAAAACTCATTACCATTAGAATCTTTTACTAAAGGGATCATCATTCCTTCTTGAATTCCTTTACCTTCTTTAAAACCTATAATTGTTACTTCTGCGTCAAAAAATTTCTTATATTTAAGAATATTATAACTTCTTCCAAATTCATAAATACTAGAATTAAATCTTTTACTTCCTTTAGAAGCTCCATTAGAAATATTTTTTATCATGCTACCTTCATAACCTTCATTTATAAAATTATCTGTATATTCTTCAATTTCATCGTGATTTTCAACGATATATGTAGGTACTAATACAAGCTTACATTTTTTTAATTTATTACTTTTCAACCATTCATGTCTCAATTTTCTAAGTCTTTCAAATCTTTCGTCATATGGAACATCATATGATTTTGCACCACATGATTTATCAAATTTTATAATATCAAACATGTGAAATTCTAAAAGATCTATGGTTTCAGGAAGAGCACCTTTAATAGTTCGTGCAAGACCTGAAATAATATCAAATGAAAGATTTTTTGTATAAAGTTCACCATCAATTATATCATCTACATCTAAAAATTTAAAAAATGATTTTAATTGTTCTGTAATAGGAGTGATCTGTGTGTATTTACTTTTAGAAGAATAGGAATCGAGTGAGATATTTCCCTCAGAATCTAATGACGCAAGCATTCTTACACCATCTAATTTTGGTTGAATATATGCAGGAAAATTTATTTTATTTTTTGTTTTTTCATCATAATTATAACCTTTCATTCCTTCAATACTTATTTCTTGAATTTCTGTAATACGATGATACTTTTCTTTAATTTTAGAATTATACTTTGATTTCATGACACCTAAAGCTTTATCAAAAAATGTTTCTCCTCTATTTTTGGAAGTATGTGTAATTAAATCAGGACCCATTAATTTACCATTATTTTGACCTCTATAATAATATATTTGTTTTGTTTTTTTATTATAAAATATTTGCCATACGAGTTCTTTTTTTTGTTTTATACTATAAAATATAAGAACAGGGAAATAAAAATATGATTCTTTTATATTTTCTTCTAAATTGGGATCTACTAGTGAATATAAATTTAAATCAATAACTGTTAAACATTCATTTTTAGTGTCAATAATTACAGTAGGTTCCATTTTAAAAATATTATAAGTATATTTATTTAATCAATTTAAACAATATGTTATTAAAATAATAACATATTTTTTGTCTTAAATACACTTTTTAACATTCAACTCTTTAAAACAGTATTCCGTTAGTAAAACAAATGACTAATCAGATTCCAGTAGTTAATCAAAAAAATGTAATTGAAAAATTCAGCAAAAGCCCTTCTATTCAGAATCTTTCAAGAAATTCTAAAATTAATTCATTAAATAATACAGTTTTAGAAAATTCCATAGAAGTTTCAGATGAAAATTTTAATAATGTAGAAAATAACGAAAACGATAATTTTGAAAATATAGATGTTTCAGAAGATGAAGAAATTATTGAAAGATCTAATACAGATGAACATAATTTTAGTAGTTCTGAAAATATAAGTTCTGAATATTCTGAAATTGATTCATTTGATGAAAAAGAAATTAAAAAAAATAATAAGATTTTTCTAAGACAAAATAATAAAAAATATTATACTACTGATGATAGAAGAAATTATAAAAGAAAAAAAAGATCGGAGTATCCAAATATTACAGAAGAAAAATTAGGGAAAATAATTGCTGAACATCTTTCTAGAAAAATAGAACTTGATGAATCAAAATCACATTTTTTAAAATATGAAAAATTAGATGAACTTAAGGATCTTGAATATGAGTATAAAAAACAAAAATTTTCCTTGGAATATCAAACAATAGTTGATGAAGCTAAAAAATTAGATATAACTTTTGCTAAACCTATTAATTTTAAAAGTAAATTATCAACAATTGCTATGGGATTAGATTTATATAAATCTTATATTTCAAAAAAACAGGAAACAATAGAATATATCGAATGGTCAAAAATGATAATTTCAGGTATTTCTACACTTTTAAAAAGTTTTGGATGGGCAGACGTTAAAGAAGAATTTACAGATCCTATTCTTTTAATTTTAAACAATAAACAAGATATTTTTGAAGATATGGTTGAAGAAAATTATCCTCAAGGTGTTATAGTTAAGAAAAAAGATTCTATGACAAAATTATTGTCTTTTATAGGATTTCCATTACTAATTTTGATAGTTTATAAAGTTTTTTCTTATTTTAGTAAAGATTCAGGAAAGGTAAAAACAATAAAAGATATTTTTAATTCATGTTTTGCAAAAGGTACAATTCTAAAACAAGCAGTAAGTAAAATAGATAAAAATACAGCAGAGAAAAAATCTGAAGAAGATTTTTATGATCCAGATTCTTCAAATAATTCGGCAACTGCATCACAATCTTCTGGTTTTGATTGGAGTTCCTTAGCTCCGCTTATACAAAATGTAGGTCCTCTTATTTCACAGTTTGCTAATAAATAAATTTAAAAATATTTATTATTCAAGGAATAATAAATTTAAATGAAAATACTAAATTTTTGGAGGATACATTAAAACAAGATTTGATTTTAAAGAATAATCTTGTATATTAATATGTTCCATAAATTTATTTTGATAAATAATAGGTACTAGATTACCAGAAGTATCTTTTACTGAAAAATTACTAGAAGATGATTTTATTGGTGATCTTTGTTTATGAATATATGAAATACCAATCTTCATAAGATTTGAAAATTTAGAAAGAAGTGAATTACGTTCACTTTCAGGAAGTTCCATAAAAAATTCTTTGGGATCGATAAGTAAAGGTTTTCCGGAAGTTGAAAGACCTGCAAATACATTAATTAAATTATCAAGAATAAAAGTATAATCACTTGAAATACAAGCGTCCCAAAATTTTCCATCTTTCCCGTAAGAACTTACAATAATTCTTTCTAAAAGATCTTTATCAGGAATTTTAGAAACTTCAATGATTATAGTAGACATTATAGCTTCTCTCTGTGAGAATTTTTTTACAGTACCAAGCATATATAAAATATTCTTTCTCATTCTTACTTCACATGGTTCCATTTTAATTTACAAATGTTTTTCTACTTCATTAAGGTTTTTTTGATAGAAAAACTCTATATATTATATATAATAAAAGAAATGAAATTCGAAGAGTTCAATTTATTTATTCAAAGCATGATCTCTAAAAATCTAAATTTTTTACATGAAAATGCTAATTTTGAGGTTGAAATTAGATTAGGTTCTATTAAAGATGAAGTTTTTATAGGAGGAATTTCTAAAGAAGAACATTCCCTTATTATTTCTGAATTAGAAAAAAATTCTAATTTTACAATTTTTGATCATGAATATACATCTATTAAATATCAATCTTTAGAAAATACAAGACCGATTAAAACTAAAAGAAAAATTGAAAAATTTAATAGCAAAGGAAAATTACTTTCTGTAATTTATGATTTTAAATATAAACTAGATTTTAAAATTTTCTATCCAGAACCTCTAAAATTAAATATTTCTATTGAAGAACCTCTTCAAGATACTCAATTTGCTATTGGAGGTTTCAATCCAACGTATTCAAAATATCGTAATAGAATTTCTTACAAATATTCTAATCATGAAGATATTAATATTGATGTTTCTGAAATTAAAGATCCTAAAACTGATCAAACAAATTATGATATCGAACTAGAATTTACACTTTCATCTAATTTTAGTAAAGAGGAACTTGAGAGAAAAATTAAATCACTTTTTTTCATTTATAAACAATTTTCAAAAATTCTAAAAGGTTCTGAATATTACTATGATCATAATAATCTTAAACAACTGATTTTAAATTTTAATAAAATTATAAGCAATTCTTACAATGATTACAAACTTTTACTTGAAAATGCTAGACCAAGAAATGTTCTTAGAAAAGACTTGATTTATACAGGTATAGTTGGTAACCCAGAAACACGATATTCTGTATCAGCTAAAGTAGATGGATTACGCTCACTTTTAATAGTCGATTCTCAGGGTCTTTGGAGTGTTAAACCCATGACAAATTCCTTCAATTTTTTATTTAATATTCAATTAGCGTTAAAATCTACAAATAAATTTATAGATATTCTCAAAAAATATTATTCTATTTTTGGATTTTGTGTTTTTGATTGTGAGGAAATAATGTATAATAATATCAGAACATTTGTAATTTATGATTGTATTGCTATAAATAACAAAAATATAATGACAGAACCTTTAATTTCACTTGATGTAAATTCTTTTAACGAACTTGAAAAAAGTACCAAAAATTCAAGACTTTCTTACTGTTATAAATTTATAAAATCCTATGGTGAAATTATTTCAAAACTTGCAAAGGTAAATTTTACAATGAAAAAATTTGATATAGTTACAGAAAATAATTTCTTTTCAATTTCATGTGATTATATCAATGAAACTTCTTTTAATTACAATGATAAAATTTCTTTTGATACCGATGGTCTTATATGGACTCCTGTAGATGTACCTTATAATTTTTATGTCAAAAAAAATAATTCTGATATTACTAAAACTCCAGATATTTTAAAATGGAAACCTCTTGATCTTCTTACAATTGATTTTCTTGTGAAAAAATCTGAAAATAATCTTTACGAGCTTTACAGTTTCGTAAATGAAGGTAAAAATAAAAAGTTTATAAAATTCGTAGATTCTGATGTTGTAGATCAAGAAAATCCTTTAATGGAAAATTCTGAAATGAAAATTATCGAATTTAAATTCGATAAAGAAAAACAATTATTTACACCTTTAAGAATTAGAACTGATAAAAACCTTCCAAATAAAATAAATGTAGCTAATACTGTATGGAAGGATATTAGAAGACCACTTTTAAAAGAAGATATATGTGGTAAAACATTATCATTCGCTTTTTATTATCATACACGCATAAAAAAAGATTTATTTGAAAATTACTGTAAGAATAAAGTAGTTTTAGATCTTGGTTCAGGAGCAGGAGGTGATATTAATTCATGGTATTCTTTACGAAAAATTTATTGTGTAGAACCAAATATTTCAAATCTTTCAGAACTTATCTCAAGGAAAGAAAATTCCAAGATATCCGACAAGATATATACTATTAACAAATTTGCAGAAGATTCTCTAGAAATTAGAAAAATAATAGATTCAAAAGTAGATGTTGTTACACTAATGCTTTCAATGTCTTTTTTATGGAAAACTAGAGAAACATTCAAACAGTTTATTTCAACTATTCTTTTATGTAGTAAACCTTCAAGTAAAATTTTATTTATGACTATTGATGGTGATTCTTTACTTGATGCTTTTGAAAATAAAGGTGAAAAATTTATTTTGGGAAATGCTGAATATGAATATTTAGGATTAGAATCAGATAAAGTTCAGAAATCACATTTAAATAAAAATAAAATTGACATTTCTAATGAAATATTGGAAGAATATCAAGAAATAAATGATAAACTAGAAACACTACTCCCTAGAATTTCTGATTCAATTTACGGAAATAAAGTAAATGTTAGTATTCATGGTAAAATTGTAGGAGAAAATCAAATTGAATATCTTGTAAATCTTGATTCTTTCAATTTTATTCTTTCAGAGTTTGGATTTAAACGCACACTTTTAGAAAAAGCAGATAAAGAAAAATTATTGAATGATATCGGGAAAGAATATTCTAAATTATATACGTACGGAGTTTATGAGAGAAACTCTTAAAATATAAAAATTGATATTTAAAATTAAATATCAATGAACAAGAATAAAGTTAAAAAAACTTTTACAGAATTTTACTATCATGATTCTCCAAAACCTAATTTTAGAAATTTAAAGGAAATAGTATATGCTTCAATAGATCCCGGTAAAATAAATTTTTCTATAAGAATCGAAAAAAGATCTACAACAGAATATTCTGTATCTCCGTTATATCACAATCTTTTAGAAATTAAAAAAATTAGATATGGGACAGATCAAAGTTTATTAAATCTTAGCAATTTTTTAGATTCTCTCGATAAATATCTCAGTAAATGTCATTTATTTATTATTGAAAAACAATTAAAAATAAATAGGATAGCTTCCGAGATTATGTTTCATGTTAAAAGTCATTTAATGTTCCGTTATTACAATTCTGAATTAAGACCTTCAATTTTTTTAATTGAACCAAAACTTAAAAATTGTATTCTAACATTAGATCCTACAAATCATAAAGATATAAAAGTTAAAACTATCAAAGCATGTGAATTAATTTGTACATTAAGAAATGATAAATTAACACAGGAATTTATAGATTCCTGCAAAAAGAAAGATGATGTATGTGATGTTATATGTCAAGCAGAAGCTTTTTTTCATGAAATTAAAATGATTTCAGTTTTAGATAAAATAAATAAAATTGAGTGAAAATCTTTTTTTTATAAAAATTTCGAAAAAGATGAATATTACTATTAAACTTGGAAAAGACGAAAATATTTTCGAGCATATTACTTTTTCACATCATGATAATCAAAAAGTTTTGGATATATCCCTTATTGAAAATTTTCCTAACACAAAAATTTTTATATGTAAAAATCCAGTAAAAAATACAGAAAATCTTTCAAAATGTAAAAATATCGAAAAAATATATCTTGGATCTTCTGTAGAAGATGATATCAATTTTAAATCTTTTTTTATGAATTTTGAAAATTTGAATGAAGTATGTATGAATTTTAAATCAAGTAAAGAAATTTCCGATCTTATTTCTTTTTCAAAAGTTAAAATTATTAATGGATGTACAGGAATGGATTTTCCTGATTATAGAACTATTTTTGAATTTCCTAAATATGAATGTCCAAAAATTTCATATATTCAAAACTGGTAAATTTATTTTAACAAAATAAATTTTTAATTATTTGTAGGTGTAGAATCCATATCATTAATATACATAGTATAAGTACCACAATTAGGACCTATTAAAGAAACTAGTTTGATAGGTACTTGATAATCCTTTGTTCCTTCAAAATAAAATTCTATCATAGAATTCTTTGCAGGAACATTCACAAATTTTGATAAAGCTTTGATATTATGAATTGGAACCTTGTAACGATATTTATTATATTCTGCTGGTTCTGTAATTCCATCATTGAATCCATGTGAAGAATAATAAAGTTCAGAACCATCGGCTTTTATTCCTCTTACTATAAGACCATTTTTAAAAATAACAAATACTACAAAATCGCTCTTCATAGTAACACATCTAGAAATAAATAAACTAAAATCTTTGGGATTTATTTTAAGATTTGGAGATATTGGATATTTAATACTTTTATTAGTAATTATCGAACTCTGATCTACTTGTTCAATTCTTACTTTAAAAATATGTTTAGTTCCACTGTTAGTTGTAGGGATGGGTTTTACTTCAATCATCTGAGAATTAAGTTTATGAATAATTTCAAAAGAATCATTTCTACCAATATTTTTAACAGCTGCAAACATAGTTTTTGTTTCAAACCCTATTAAAGTATTTGGAACTAAATTACCATCAGCATCTACATTATTATAATAATAATCTTTAATTTTAGTAATATCAATATTGATATTATGAATGATATTTTGACTTTTATTTTGGAATTCTATTACAATAGAATTTGGGCTAAAAACCATAACAGTTTTTTCAATCTCAGTCATAACTACATTGAATAAACATTTAAAAGCATTACCATCATTAAATATTGCTCTACATATTATATCATCTCCATTTGATCGATTACTATTCATTTTTGATGTTATTATTAGTTTATTTTATGGTAACTCTAATAAATTTTCTAATATTATCTTACTAATATATAATTTTGAAAATTATATACACTATTAATTTAAATTTAATCTATCAGTAATGGACTTCCATATTTCAGGTGTACCATCTATAATATTAAGTTTTAATAAAAAGAATGTTAAAAAAGTTCCTATATGAGTTATAGTACTTGGATTTAATAGGGGAGAAGAAGAAATTTTGAAATTTCGATCGTGATCGATTTCGGTATGAGACATCTTTGTAGTTTTATTAAAAATAGAATCAAGAATCATATTAACTGGATTTTTGACAAAAGCTTTCATTGTATGTTTACCATCCTGTTTTTCAATAACTTTTAAAATCGCATATAATAATTTTGCTAATAAAGAAATTATATTACTAGATTCTCCAAAAATAATTTCTATAAATCCAAATTTTTTCATAATCATTTCTTCGGCTATTTTCATAATTTTACTATTTTCAGAACATTTACAAGCAAGACTTAAAAGTTCTACAATAATATTTTCATTAATTTTAACTGGTAAATTAAAATTTTTATTTATAAATCTTATCACTATTTTTGCTCCTTTAATAAGGTCCGTTACATCTTCATTTTTAGTACAATTTGTACAAGAAAATTCATTAAATAATGAAGAATTTTCATTAGAATTTTGATTAGAATCGTTTTCAGAATTGGTTTCAGAATTGTTTTCAGATTCATTTTCAGATAAAGGATTCAAAAATGAAAAATTTGTTAAAAAAGAAAATAAACTAGGAACATGATTTGAAAATTCTGGTAAATGAAGTTTGCGTTCACGTACTTCAGAACTTTCATTTTGAGGTTCATAAGAAATTTCATCTTCTACGATATCATTATTTTCACAATTTCCAGTTTCAGAATTTAACATACAAACTTCTCCGCAAGGTTCATAACTATCTTGATCAACTACAATTTCTTCTGAAATTTCTTGCTTATCTTCAAAATTATTAATTACAGGTTCATAACTTTCATTATTATTTTCTAACATTTTGTAAAGTTAAAAATTTATTTAAATTCTTATCTTATAATTTACTTAAAGTAATATTTATAACTTTGATTTTTTACAAAGATTTAATAAGATTATTAAATGTATAGAATTCTGTTTTGTAATACGGAAATTGATGTTCCTATTAATGGTTTATGTATTCAAGAAAAACCTAAAACTTTTTTCTCAGAAAATTTTGTAAAAGAAAAACTTACATATTCTACTGATGATTTAAATTTTAAAAATAATGATAGAGATCAAGTATTTTATTTCAATCTCGTTTCAGATCTTTCAAATATAAGATCTGATCATGCCAATGCTTTAGAAACCGATGATTACGAAGATTTAGAAATAAATCCTAAACATTATGTATATTCTATACAAGAAATTCCTGATGAAATAGTAGAAGATTTCTATTCTGAAAGAATTAATAAAAAGAAAATTTTAAATATCCCTTTTTATTATGATGAGCCTTTTAATATTTCTTCCTTTAATACTGGAATTTTTAATAGAAATTCAAAAATAGAATTTTATTCTGGATATGAAATTGGATTAATATCTCTAGACGAATTTTCAAATTGACATAAAAAAAATTTATAAAGTTATTTTAAAAAATATATTTCAATTTCAAAATGAAAATTAAATCTGTACTTTCCGATCTTCAAATTTTAGAAGAAATTAAAAATGGAAATGTAATTTATCATTCTCCAAATAATATTCCTATTACCTGTGGTAATTGTTCTGTAGATGTTACTCTTGGTTCTTATTATTATACTCAGAATCCTTCTGTAAAAATTATCAATCCGTGGAATCCTGAAAGTGTTAGAAAACTATGGGGTTCTCCTAAAGAAGCTCTTAGGGTAAAAGATGTAATTTCTTCTAATCTAGAAAATTCTAGTGCTCTTAATACAGAACTCAGCAAACTTAATTCTGATGATCGTATTATTATTCTTAAACCTGGAGAAAATATCCTTGCTCATACAAATGAATTTATCGGAGGAAGAAATAATATTACTACGATGATGAAAGCAAGAAGTTCGGTAGGAAGAAATTTTATTAGTGTATGTAATGATGCTGGATGGGGTGATGTAGGTTATATTAATAGATGGACCATGGAAATTTCAAACAGTAATAATTTTCCGGTAATCCTTGTAGTAGGTGAAAGAATTGCTCAAATTGTATTTTATTACACTGGTACTGTAAAAAATAATTATTCTGGAAGTTATCAAAACAGTTCTGATTTTGAAAAACTTGTGGCATCTTGGTCTCCTGATCTTTTACTTCCAAGACTTAACAGAAATTAATTTTTGTAATAATTTTTATTACAAATTTTTATTCTAGATTTCCTTTTAATGCACAAGAAATACAAGGTTCTTTTTCATTTTCTCCTGAAATTTGAAGGCTAGAAGAAGTTTCTTCAACAAATGAAGCAGGTGTAGAAATTTTATACGGTGACGAAATTACATATTCATCTTTATAATTTTTAATTAATTTAGAACTTTTATCAAACATTTTAATAAAAAAGTTATTATAAAGTTCTAAATTTCTGAAAACCATTTTTGCAAGAGCTTCATCTGAAAGAATTTCTTCAGAAGGACTTGTAGCAATTACAAATTTAATTTTATACTGAGATCTTATAGGTCTACAAGCCTTTATTATTCCTCTAATACTATTAAACTTGTAACAATCAAGAAAATAAACATAATCAACAGGAATACTTTCAGTATCAGGAATTATGTTTGTAAGAAGTATTCCTTTTTCAGATTCTTTAAAAAGTTTTATCTCGTTAATATTTTCGTTTCTTGATTTTAAACAAGAACAGTAATATATATCATCTGAATTCAATAATATTTCCTTGTTAGAAATAGCATATTGTAAAAATCCAAAAATAAGATCAATACCAAATTTCTTAACATATTTTGAGGCTATAATTATTTTACATTTAGGATTTTTCTTAAATGATTTTTTAATCTTGGATAAAATCCAATAAATCTTTGGAGATTTACTTTTTAAAGATTTATACTCATTAAAAGTTAACCATTTATAATCTTTTTCAAGAGAATCGTTATTACATTCTTTCCAATTACTGTTAACAACATCATTAATCATATCAGGAGGGTAGAAATAATTTGTTACCATTCTTGATAATGGAAAAGAAGAAATAGGATCATTACCATGAAATGTATTAAGTTCATAATCTCTTATTGATGTGTAAAAATCATAAAACATAGGATCTAAAGTTCCTGCTTTCACAAGTCCAAATTTAATATCTCTATTTACTCCAAAAATATCTACAGCAATAACCTTAGCGTCACTGTAAAGTTTTGAAAAACTTTCAAGGATACTCGGAGAATCACCCCAAGAACTCATAAAAATAAAATTACAATCTTCACAGAAGAAATTATAATTTTGTCTCATAAAATAAAATTTTTCTAGAGAATCAAATATAAGATTTTTTTTAGTGTTTATTTCAGAAATTTGTTTATAATTTAAAATTTCTATATTTTCTATTCCATTAAAATCAAGAATATCAAAATTAGTAACTAGAGTATAATCTTCAAAAGGGTCTATTTTTAGAACATCGTTATAAAGTAATTTTATTACAGAAATAACCTTAATAGATCTAGGGATTAACATTACTATTTTACCTTTTATTACGTCAGTCGTAGAATATTGATTCATTTTATAAGCTTTTCCTTTTTATTGTAATAAAGCATTATTACAATAATCTTTGATAGATTTTCCTCATTACAAATAAATGATAGAATTTATTACAAAATACTTCCCTCAATTATTCATAATACTTTTAGTAATTTTTGTGTTTATTATGGGTTATTCTAATATATCAAATACAGAAAATTTTGAAAAAGGTATTCCCTCACAAATCTGGAAAAGGTTAAATGATAATGAAGACCTTCCAAAAACAATAGAAGGAATTACCGAACTTATTAATAAAGCTAATAAAATGGGATCTTCACTTATAAAACCTATTTTTGAATTTTCAAAAAATAAAATTCTTCCGAGTGCAGATAATAAAATTAATATAGTTAGTCGAAATATTAAAAATTCTGAAACACCGAAAAAACAAACACGGAATAAAACAGAAAAGAATAAAACAGAAAAGAATAAAACAGAAAAGAATAAAACAGAAAAGAATAAAACAGAAAAGAATAAAACAGACAATATTTTATCTGTTAAAAATCAAGAATCGGAAATTAAAGCTCAGAGCCCTGGAAGAACATCTAAAGGAGAACTTGAATGTAAACGTGTTTTAGAAGAATTTTTAGAAACAGAAATTAAAAAAGTAAGACCTGATTTTTTAAAAAGTAAATACTCAGGAAAAAATTTAGAAATTGACTGTTATTGTGAAAAATATAAAATAGGTGTCGAATATAACGGTCAACAACATTATGAAAATGTATATCCAGGTCAAACATCTTTAGATTTTCAGAAAGGTGTTAGAAATGATGCACTTAAAAAGAAACTTTGTAAAGATGCAGGAGTTTTTTTAATAGAAGTTCCTTATTTCATTCCTCATAATGAAATAGAAAATTTTATTGTAAAAGAACTCAAAAAAGAATTTTTATTGAATGAAACTATTAATAATTTCCAAAAAATTAAAAATTATGTTATAAGATAACTTTGAATAAACATTCTATTTTATTAAAATAGAATGAATTTAGATAATGAATATCAATTTTTTCCATTTCCTCTAGAAAAAAGAAAGTGTATTTCAAAAAAACTTATGTTAACAAATCCCGATAGAATTCCCGTAATAGTAATTTTTGATAAAAATATTCTTTCCAATATTACTACACTTAAAAATATAAAAATTCTTTTAGATAGAAGGAGTACTTTAGGAAGTATAATAAACATTATCAGAGAAAAATTACAAGGTACAAATATACATAAAAAAAGTTTATTTATAATGTGTAATAATTATGTTATTTCTCTAATGGAAGAAGCTCAAATAGTTTATAATAAATATTGTAATGAAGATGGATTTTTGTATCTTAACTGTTTTTTAGAAAATACTTTTGGTTAATTTTCAAAAACTACTTTAATATTATTTTCAATAGCTTCTTCAAGTAAAAAATTAAATGAATCTTCAGAACGATTTTTCCATATATAACCTTTTCCAGGAACCTGGTGTCTATCAACTCTACTTCCAAATTTTACAAGAGAATCATTAATATGAAATATTTCAGATTTAATATTAGTAATATCTTCGATGGAATCTATAAAATTAGAAACATCATCTACAGAACTAAAATCTAAAAGTCCTCTAGCAAATACATGTTGAGTATCGATACAAGTTTTCATGTTAAAATCTAAATGTTCCTGAATCCATCTAAGTTCTTCTAGAGTAGATCCCATTTCATTTTGTTGACCGGCTGCAAATTCAAAAATTAAATCATTATTTTTTTCAATTCTTTCAATATTTTTACATATTACAGACATACCAAAATTTAAAGTAGCACCAGACATCTTTTTTCCAAAATGAATCACTGTACTTTCATTTTTTAAAAAATTAAATGAATTATAATATTTTTGAAAAGAATTACTATTAAAATAAACACTTCCGAGATTATACTGATATTTTACATGAAAAATAATATCTTCATAATTTTTAAAGTTAATCTTTTGTAAATCTTTTGCTGAAAGAGGATTTTTTAAAAGAATTTGACATAATGGATATTTCAAAGAATTAACAATTTCTGGAACTTTACTAGAATTACATGTATGTGAAAATCCATATTTTAATTTTTCATACATTTTCTATCGATTTTTTAAAAATATTTCAATGAAATATTTTAATATATGTATTTATTGTGCGTTTACAGCTCTGACAGGACGTCTTCCCTTACTTACAGTAGTAGGGATAGATGGAGGACTTCCAACAGTTTGAAGAACTGCAGAAGGTTTTACAAGAGACTTCTTAGTTTGAACTTGAGAAGCGGGAGCTTGT